TACATACACAGACGAACAAATTAGAACAGCTTATAAAGAATTAATAACAGAAGGTAAAATAAAATAAAATAAAATGTATAAAGAATACGAAATAAAATTAAACGCTATATTAGATAAGCACAAAGGAGTACAGAAAGTTGAGTTAGGAGTAAAAGAACTAGAAGGACTTACAAAACTACTTAATAAAAATAACGAAGAAATAAGAAAATTCGGTAATAAAATGATGTCTGCAAGTGCTACAGCAGACGCAA